CCCGCTCCCGCTCGGCGCGCAGCATGGTAAACCGCTGATGCAGACGCTCAAGGAACGACTTGCGCCGCCTATTAATGCGTTCGTGATCCAGCAGTTCCTTAACCGCGTCTTCCTTCAGCCCCGACAGTTGTGCGTTCAGTTCGCGCCAGTTCATTTTAGCTCCCACATTGCTACGTCCGACATGGCGCGCTTGTCATGCAACGCCGCCCAAATCTTCTCGTCAATCGTCTTGCCCGTTTGCAGGACATAGACCCACACATCGTGCCGCTGGCCGCTACGGTGCAGCCGCCCAACCGTCTGCTCGTATTCCTCAAGCGACCACGGCAGCGAGACAAACACCATCCGACAGCCGCCGTGTTGCAAGTTAAGCCCATGACCCGCCGACTTCGGATGGATCAATAGCAGCTCAACCTCGCCCCGGTTCCATGCGTCAATCACGCCCGGCTCGTCAATCGTCCGCGCTTGCGGGTACCAACGCTTGAGCACTTCCAGCTCGGCTTGGTAATTGTAAACAATTATCGTATTAGCGTGCTGGTTTTCGTCGATTAGGTCTTCCAGCAACTCTAGCTTGTGGTCTGAAAACCACACCGTTTTCTGACAAACATCGAACTTGCCGGGGCGGTCCGACGCCGTGCGGGTCGTGTCGTAGACAAACCCCGAAGACATCTGCTGTAGCTTGGCCGTGACGGCGGCAGCGTTTGCCGCGACGGCTCTAGCGTCGGGAAACTCCACCATGAAGTCCCGTTTCATCTTCTCGTAGGGCTCGCGGTCAAGTAGCTCGCAACGTAGCGTCACGGTGTGCAGCGGAGGCAGTTTGTCTTTGTACTCGCCAGGCTCTAGCACATAGGTCGCGGGCTTGATCCGCGCCATCACCTGCGGCAACGCGCCGGTAGCGGGCGTCCACTCGCCATACTCTCGGTTGATACAAATAAAATACTGTTGCAGAAAGGCGCCCTTGCTGCGTCCAAGTAGGCTTTGGTCGATAATTTTGCATTGCCCAAACACGTCCTCTAGGCCGTTTGACGTGAAGCTGCCCGTCAGCCCCCACCGAAGTTTAATCGGCTCTAATGCCTTTAGAATCGCCTTAAAGCGAACGCCCGACGGGTTCTTGAGGCGCGTCAACTCGTCGAACACCACGCCGTCAAAGTCCATCTTCTGTTTAGTTAGCCACTGCAAGTTGTCGTAGTTAATGACCACCACGCGGGCATCCGATTGCAACGCTTTGGTCCGCCACGCGGGCGAGCCTACGGCAACCGATAGGGTAAGATCGGGCGTCCATATAAGTGCCTCAACCGGCCACACGTGCTGCGCGACACGCAGGGGCGCCACGACCAGCCAACGCTTGACCACGCCATCGCGCAGCGCATCGCGCATGGCCGTAAGAGTGAGCGCCGTCTTGCCGGCGCCTACGGGCGCCAGCACCATCGCGCGGTCGTTGGCGTAAAGGAAGTCGGCGGCGTCAGCCTGATATGGACGTAATCCAAGCATCGACTTCCTCCGCGCTTGACAGCAGGGCGTACTTCTGCCGCAGCCCCACCATCTGTTTAGCAAACCGCTCCTGCAACGCCGTGCGCTTACCGCCGGGGCGTTTGAGCTCCACAAACCAGGTATCGCCGTTTGGCAGGCAAACGATGCGATCCGATACGCCGCGATTGGCGGGGCTGACAAACTTCCAGGTCTGACCCCCGGCGCGCTGCACCGCCCAATCCAACCGCTGCTCGATGTCGGCTTCTTTCATGCCCACAGACTATCTTGTAACAGAAGACTTGACAAGCCAAATCGTACGATTTAGGCTTACGCAAACACACTAAAGGAGAGTCCTCGATGAGTCATAGCAGCATAGTCGGCGGGTCCACCGCCAAGCGCGTAATCAATTGCCCCGGCAGTGTCGCGTTGTGCCAGCAAGTCCCCCCGAAGCCGAGCAGCAAGTACGCCGACGAAGGTACGCTGCTGCACAACGTCATGGCCGAGCTTCTGGGCTCCGATAAGGAGCTGCGCCACGCGCTTGGCATGGAGTACAACGGCGCCAAACTTACCGGCGACCTGCTCGATGAGAAGGTTCGCCCAGCCATGGACGCAATCAATGAAATCGACCCCGATGCAAAACTTGAATTCGCAGTTGAACGAACCGTCAGCTTCGGTGATCTTTTGCCGGGTGTGTTTGGTTCTTGTGATCTTATTGGTCGGATTGGCAATCGCGCTATTGTATTGGATTGGAAATTCGGTGATGGCGTGGCCGTCGAAGTTGAAGAAAACTCTCAGCTTCTATTTTATGCGGCTGCGGCAATGCGCACGCCGGAGCTTGAGTGGGTGTTCAAGGATGCCACGGAAATAGAGTGCATCATTGTCCAACCGCCGAAGATTAAGCGTTGGGTGACATCGTTTGACCGCGTGCGTCAGTTCGAGCGCGAGCTGGTCTACGCCGTCAAGCAGTCGGCCAAGCCCGACGCGCCGCTCAAGATTGGCGAGCATTGCCGTTGGTGCGCGGCCAAGCCCATCTGCCCGCAGATGACAGGCGCGGTTGATCGCGCCTTGCAGACACAGATTAAGGAGCTCGACGCCGCGCAGCTCGGGCAAATGTTGGAGCGTGCGGCAGTGCTCGAAGATTGGATCGGCGACCTGCGCGGATTAGCGATGCAGGTGCTAGAGTCAGGTAATCTGGTGCCGGGCTATAAGCTCGTCGCCAAGCGTGCCACGCGGCAGTGGCGCGATGAGGACTCGGCAAAGGCGGCGCTTGCGGCGCTGTTGCCGATTACGGAAGTGACCGAGACGACATTGATTTCTCCGGCACAAGCTGAGAAGAAGCTTAAAAAGCTGAAGCTCGGCCTGCCGGACGATCAGGTCATCTCGGTCTCAAGCGGTAGCACGATGGCGCCGGAGAGCGATCCCCGGCCCGCCGTGTTGCAAATCGGGTCGCAGTTGACTGCGGCCCTTTCTAAACTAGTGTAAGGAGTACAGTAATGTCTAATATCACAGCGTTTGCAAAAGCAGGTTTGCCTGCGGTTTCTTCCCTGTCCACCGCCCTTCGTAACATTGAAGTGGATGTCGGCCCTGCGGGTACGGCCATCCTCAAGATGGACAAGACGGGCCACTGGGTCTTCGGCGCGGATCAAACCGAGGCTGAAGCCGAGAGCAAGTGGGCAGTCAATCCGTTCTCGTTTGTCCACGGCTTCATTGCCTGGGGCGACGGCGAGGTCTTGGGCGAGAAGATGGTGTCGGTGTCACAGCCGCTGCCTGAGCTTGACCCGGCACCGCCGCAGAGCAAGAAGGGTTGGGAAACGCAGGTCGGCATGAGCTTGAAGTGCATCGTGGGTGAGGACGTGGGCCTTGAGGCTCGCTACAGCACCACGTCGGTGGGCGGCAAGCGTGCCGTGCAGGCCTTGGCAGCAGCCATTGCCGCGCAGGTCGAGAAGGACCAGAGCAAGCCGGTGCCGGTCGTGCAGCTGAAGAAGGAGCACTACCAGCACAAGAGCTATGGCCGCATCTTCACGCCGGTCTTTGAGATCGTCGAGTGGGTGTCCATGGACGGCGCGGTGGAAGCCGCTAACGAGCCGGAGGGTGGTGATGACACACCGCCGCCAGCCGCTGCGGCCCGTCGGCGTCGCGCTGCGTAAAGGAGCGGGGGCGCCTGCGGCCCCCAATCTTTCTATGGCAATTCTTTGGTTAGATTTTGAGACCCGCAGCCGCTGCGACCTACCGGCAGCGGGCGTGTACAACTACGCCAAGCACCCGAGCACCGAGGTGCTGTGCATGTCCTACGCCTTTGACGATGGCGAGGTCGAGACGTGGGTGCCGTTGCACCCGTTCCCCGAGCGCGTTGCCAACTGGACGGGCCAGATTCGCGCGCATAACGCCGCGTTTGAGCGGCTTATCTTCTGGCATGTGCTCGACATGCCGTTCGCGCTGGAGCAGTTCTACTGTACATCCGCACAGGCGCGGGCCAACTGCCTGCCTGGCAGCCTTGAGGATGTAGGCCGAGCGGTGTCGTCCAAGATGAAGAAGGACCATCGCGGCTCGCAGTTGATCCGTCTACTCTCCATCCCCCGCGCCGATGGGACGTTTAACGACGACCTTAAGCTTATGGCTGAGATGGTTGCCTACTGCGAGCAGGACGTGCGCGCCATGCGCGAGATTAGCAAGGCGATGCGTATTCTTTCGGATACGGAGCTTGCCGACTACCACGTGAATGAGCGCATCAACGAGCGTGGCGTCGGCGTCGATGTGCCGCTTTGCGAGGCGGCGATCCGTCACGCGGAAGCTGAATTGCAGGACATCGAACGGCTGGTCGCCGAGGTGACGCAGGGCGAGATCACGACCGTCCGCAGCCCTAAGATGCGCGAGTGGGTGTTGGCGCGTGTCGGCCCCGAGGCCAAGAAGTTGATGACCGTTTACAAAGACGGCGAGAAGAAGTTTAGTATCGACAAGACCGTGCGAGCCAACTTGCTCGCTATAGACAACCCCGATGAGCTTCCCCCAGACGTGGCTGACGTAGTGCAGTGCGCGGATGACCTATGGGCGTCGTCGGTGGCTAAGTTCAACCGCCTGAAGCAGCTAGTTGGAGAAGACGCCCGTGTTCGAGGAGCCTTTGTTTTTGCTGGTGGAAGTGCCACCGGGCGTGCTTCAAGCTATGGAGCACAAGTCCATAACTTTACGCGTAAGTGCAGTGCTGAACCTGACGCAACCCGTCAAGCCTTGGTGCGAGGTCACAGTATCGTGCCCCGCTACGGCAAGCGCGTTACGGACGTTCTTAAATCAATGCTCCGCCCGGCTCTCATCCCCGCCCGAGGTAACGTTCTCGTCGTGGCCGACTGGGCAGCGATAGAGGCCCGCGCGACGCCTTGGCTCTCCGCCGACCCGCTTGCCGAGACCGTGCTGGATGTGTTCCGTGCTGGCGGCGACATCTACAAGCGTGAAGCGGCGGGTATCTACAACACCACCTGGGACGCCGTGACGGACGACCAGCGCCAGATTGGCAAGGTCGCCATCCTCTCCCTTGGATTTGCGGGCGGCGTTGGCGCGTTCAGCGCCATGGGCCGGGCGTATGGCGTACACATGAGCGAGCCCGAGGCGCAGCGCATCGTGGATCGTTGGCGGCGGGCTAACCCGTGGGCCGTTCACTACTGGCAAAAGCTAGAGGACACCTACACCCGCGCCATGCGGCATGTCAACCATGAGTTTGCCGTTGGCCGCGTGGTGTATATGTTTGACGGTCAGCATCTTTGGTACGCGCTACCGTCAGGGCGCGTGCTATGTTACCCGTTCGCCCGTTTGGAATCGGACGGTGTGAGCTATCTCAAAGCAGCATGGAAGCCTGCGCAGGACGCTAAAGAGTGGCCTCGCGCGCGGCTTTGGAAGGGGCTCGCCTGCGAGAACATCACACAGGCCACGGCTAACGATCTTCTGCGCCACAGCCTACGCGAGCTAGATAGTCAAGGCTTACACACGGTGCTGCACGTGCATGATGAAATCGTTATCGAGTGCCCAGATAAAGCCGGCGAGGCTGTCGCGGAGACGCTGGATAGCGTGATGTGTATGGCGCCCGATTGGGCTAAAAAGTTTCCACTCAAAACCGGCATCAAGATTATGAGCCGATACGGTAAGTAAAAAAGCCCGGCGGGTTAGGCCGGGCTTAAACACACATCTATAGGGGTTAAAATGAAGTTCGCGGAGTATCTTAACAACACCGCCCCAGAAGGGGAAACAATTTTATTCGTGCGCCAGGTGCCCATCGTCCGCAAGGGCGAGCATCTGAAGCACAAGGACGGCACGCCGCGCTACACGTGGCCGCCGGGGCTGTATGGCAAGTACATGCGCAACCCTGAGGGGGCGTGGTACGCCAACACGGGCTCGTTTATCGTTGACCGCATGACGGACAAGCTGTCCGCGTCGGCGCCTAACGTCGAGCGCGTGGCGTTTATGGTGCTGGATGACATCGGCACCAAGTCTCAGGTGCCGCCGATCGAGCCGACATGGAAGCTCGAAACCAGCCCCGGTAACTTCCAATGGGGGTACACCTTCGCGCTTGACGATCAGCCGACCAAGGGCGAGTTCAGCGCGGCAATCAAGGCCATGGCCGAGGCGGGGTTTACCGACCCCGGTGCGGTGAACCCGGTGCGTAACTTCCGCATCGAGGGCAGCGTGAACCTGAAGGAAGGCCGCGACAATTTCGCCGCCGTGCTCACCGAGTTCCACCCCGAGCGTGAGTTTACTGTAACGCAGATTGTTACAGCCTGCGGCGTCACGCCAGGTGAGGTTGACACGGCGCACATACAAGGCATCGCCATCGAGGATGACGGTCTCGACACAGTGTTGGAGTGGATACAAGAGCGCGGGCTGCTGCTCGCCAAGGCTAATCCCGAAGGCTGGTACGGCGTCGTCTGCCCGAACCACGCCGAGCACACCACAGCCGACACGCAAGGGCGGTATCACCCCGTCACGCGCAGCTATACTTGCTTTCACGGCCATTGCGGCGATTGGAATAGCGAGAAGTTCCTGCGCTGGGTCGAAGCCGAGGGCGGCCCGAAGACGGGCTACGGCCTGCGCGATGACCTGCTCGCCAAGAAGATGGAGGCTGCTTTGTCGAAAATCACCCCGACCGAGGAGTTCCCCGACGCTGCCGCTGAGGTCATTGCCCAGGTTGAGCGCCGCGAGCTTGGCCGCGTCGAGAAGTCCAAATGGTACGAGCGTTTTGCGTATGTCTTAAGCGATGATGCGTATTTCGACTTAGCCGAGCGCCATGAGATCGCGCGCGGGGCGTTCAACGCGCTGTACCGGCACGTTACTTGCCACAGCATCCACAACAACCGGCGCATTGAATCCTCCGTCTGCTATGATGAGAACCGTCAGGCGATGGGCGCGCGCGTGCTCGCAGGCGTTACGTTCGCCGCTGGCGAGTCCATCCTTGTCAGCCGTAACGGCGTCGTGTATGGCAACCGTTGGCGCGACGCGCGGCCCACGGTGAGCGCGGGCGATGTGTCACCGTGGCTCGCCCACGCCGAGCGCATGATCCCAGACCCCGCCGAGCGCGAGCATGTGTATGACGTAATGGCCTACAAGCGCCAGCACGCCAATCAGAAAATCAACCACGCCGTACTGCACGCCGGTAAGCCCGGCTCCGGCAAAGACACCCTCTGGGCACCCTTCTTCTGGTCTATCGGTGGCGACCAGCGCGTCAATGTGACCACGGTGCGTAACGAGGAGCTGAACAGTCAATGGGGCTATGCGCTGGAATCCGAGGTTATTGTTATCAACGAGCTGCGCCAAGCCGAGGCTAAAGATCGCCGCGCGCTCGAAAACAGCCTTAAGCCCGTGATCGCTGCGCCGCCTGAGCTGCTCACGGTCAACCGCAAGGGCTTGCACCCGTATGACGCACTCAACCGCGTACTGGTGGTCTCATTCAGCAACGAGCGCGCCGCTATCAGCCTACCGTCAGATGACCGGCGGTGGTTCGTCGTGTGGAGCGAGGCCGATCGGATGCCGCCCGCCGAGGCGCGTGCGCTTTGGAATTGGTACCACGCTGGCGGCTTCCAGACCGTCGCTGCGTGGCTCGACGCCCGCGATGTGGCGGCCTTCAACCCCGGCGCTGCGCCTCCCATGACCGAGGCCAAAATCATCATGATCGAGTCGGCGATGAGCACCGCCGAGTCGTTCCTTGTCGAGATGATCCGTCAGCGCCAAGGCGACTTCGCCCGTGGCGTCATCGCCTCGCCGTTCTATGTCATCTGCGACCGGCTGCAAGGCATGGCACCTTCTGGCGTCAAGGTCGTCTCAGCGGCGCTCATGCACGCGCTACGCGATGCGGGGTGGGTCGATTGTGGTCGGCTGCACTCCCGAGAGTTTCCGACCAAGAAGCACGTTTATGCGCACCCCCAGTTTACGACCCTTGCACGCTCCGAGCTGCGGCGCATGGCCGAGGGCGCGGAGCCGGCGCTATCAATCGTCGGTAAATAGCCAGTCAACAAGCACGGCGGCGGCAATAGTCAAGAGTAAGTAGATCACGCTTAGTAGCCTGTAGTTGATTGTATCGGGCGCGGATGTGCGCCCGATCGGTCACGAACGGGAGACGGGTTCCAGGTTGTCGCCGCGTCTCCCGTCGGGTCGTGTCGATGTATCGGCATAGCCGCCGTATCCACCACTCAGTCAAGGGCGTTGCCATGGGTCACTTGCTCCGGCTCCGGTTCGCACGGATCGCGGCGGCGAGGGTTTTCGCGGCGTACCAACCGTCGCTTCCATAACTGCACTCGGTTGCGGCGTAATCGCACAATTTCGCGCACGCCTCCCGCTCCGCCTCGACCGCTGCGGCGTATGCCGCGCACCGCTCACGCAGTTGGCGTATCTCCTTGCGGTAATCGTCAGGCGTGTGCGGCAGCTTGTCCCACTCCGCGTCCAGCGGGTCGGGTTCATAATATGCGGTCATACTGTTTCCCCTTTCTTCATGGGTCGCACTCCTGTATCAGCCGGTCAAGGAACCATCGTGCTTTCTTGTACTCTTCAGCCCGTGCCGCGTCGTGGTCGCCGTGCTTATGGCCTACGCGAGAGAGGTACTTCACCGCCGACAGGCGCAAGTACCCTTCGAATTCCTCCGGCGTGCTTTTGGCTTTCATGTAGTCAATGGCCTCAATCCCGCCGACCTTGTAATGGTCGGGGTCGATAGCGTCGCTAGGCGGGGGCAGCCCCTTGTACATGGTCTCCGGGTCGATAAACGGGTCATCCGGTACTGGCTTATGCATACTGTTACCCCCTACGGTTAGAAATACTCACCGCCAAGCCGCCGACGGCTACACGCCCAATTAGGATGAGGCACGCGCCGCCAGTCATCGGCGCGTGCCTTCCTAAGTTGACGCGCTAGCCGGTACACCCACGCGGGCCAACGGGTCATGCTTCTTCCTCCGCTTTAACATACGGCGCGATGCGGAACGCGTCGCGGGTCGGCGCGTCGATCATATCGCCCTCATCCACGGCTAGCTGACACTCCCGCAAGTGTTCAGTCAATGCCGCGTCCGCTTCGGCGGCACTCTCAAATAACTCCGGCTCATCGTCAACGCTCCACACATTGTCCCAGTAGTGGCCGACAAGGGTCAGCACCTCCCATTGCTGCGCGGTCATGCTGCACCCCCTGTGGCTTTAACAATGACGGTTCGCAATTCTGCAAGCGTCTCCCACGCGGGGTGCTCCCGCTCTGGGTCAAATTCCGACAAGATGCCCTCAAAATCGGCGAGGGCGCATTGAGCGGCGGCCAGCAGATCAGGCGCGGCGGTCATTGGCCGCCCCCCGTCGCCTTGTTGAGTGCGGCTTTCGCTTCACGGAACCAATCGCCTGACGGGGAAAAGCCGTCAACGTCGCCCACCTCAACAGCGGCGACTATTTCGCGCAGCGCAGCCAGTAGGTCAGGCGCGGCGGCTATCAGGTGAGCGTTAGCCGTTAGCACATCCTCCGTTTCCTCGCTAAATTCACAATCAAGCATTGCAATGCGCCCCGTTGGAGCAACGATGTCAAGGTTGCCCGAATACGCATCGCCATCAGTAGTCCACGGCCCCGGTGTGTGTTGCGTGCTCATGCCACTTCCTCCACGCCATCAGCGTCAATTCGCAGCCGTTCAACAGGTTCGTCTGTAACGTTATAGACCGTCACGCCCACAACGCCCTCTCCAATCAATTCGTCGTACTGCCACTTGGCCGGGTGTTCATTTGAATCTTCATCAACTTCTATATGCAGAATTACAGCGTAGGTTTTCATGCTGCCTCCCCATCCGTCAGCACATGGTCTTGCTCAACGTAATCACACGCCGCTTCCCACAGTCTGTCGCGCTCCGTTTCGTTGCTTGAATACCACTCGATAAAATTGGCAATCGTTTCTAACGCTGCCTTTTGCTTGTCGTTCATCTGTGCTATCTCCTGTAAAAAATGGGCGGTTGGCAGTCCCGCCCTTGTGGGTTCTGGATGGTGTTCATGCCATCTCCTCCACGCTGTTGGTCTCTTCCTCGTAACGCTCCGGCGCACCATCGTGCACCACGCTGAAAGACTCATGCGCGAGGCTCAATGCTTCGTTCTTGCTGGCCGCTTCAACCGTATAAGTCTTAGTGACGGTCGCGGTGATAGTAACGGCGTAAGTCTTCATGCTTCTTCCTCACGATAGGCGTCCATCATGTGCCCTGCGATTTCCTGCCAGTTGACATCGGCGAGGAACGCACGCACCCAGCCCGACACGATCGCCCGTCCTGCGGGTTCCGCGTCGGTATCGTCTACATAGTTGAGGGCGAATTCTTCAAGCAGCACGGCGAGGTCGTACGCGCTGTCGCCCTTAACTTCTTGCGGCCAGTAGTCGCGCGGGTCGAGACCGTCGAACAATTCAAGGTTGACGCGCCATGTGGCGTAATTAGTCCATCCGTTATGTGTCGTGTTAGTGCTCATGGTGTAGTGTCCTTTCGGTTAGTGAAGGTTGATTAGGCGGCTACGGCGGCAGCGGTCGCTGCGGTCTCAGCATCGTAGGCAAGCGCATCATCGTGCGCCATACGCAGCGCCACTTGGACAGCTTCGGAGTGTAGGCGGTGGCGCAGGGGCATGACCATAGCCACCACATCGCCGCCACTATCGGCGAGGACGGTCGACAGCTCGCCGCGCATATGAATACGAACTTGATGCTGTCCGGCTTTCTTTTTCGGCACATTGCGCGCGATCGCAATGGCGTCGCACGCATCGGTGAGATACTCAGTATTAAGTACCGACGGAATGTGCTCACCCATTGTTTCGACGGTCGGCACCACGCGACGCCAGTCGGGGAATTTAAGGTCGGATGACTTGCCCATGACTGAGCCGGTCGGCGTGCAAATCGTGATAGTCGGCCAGTCGACGGTGATGTTCACATCTACAGCGCCCAACGACTTACCGCGAGCGTACTCGCCAGCAAATTGTTTAAGCGCCGCGTCGACGGTCTCGTTCGGAATGATGACGACGGGACAAGCCGACTTGACGCCACGCGCCTCAGCGCAGAATAAGCGGCTACCGTCAGTAGCCACAACCTTACCCGCTGCGGTGTCCAGATAGACACCGTTCAAGTATCTGCGGGTGTCCTTTTCGGCAGCATGGGTGCGAGCTGCGCGCAAAGTGGCGAGGGAAACAGTAAGTGTGTGCATAGCAGATTGTCCTTTAGTGTATTGGATTGTACGAGATTAGATTACAGTAGGTTAGTCGTCTAGCGCAAGGCAAATGATTGCACTCACTTGCGCGAACAATGCAAGGCCAATCGTGGCGGCACCCATGTACGCGCCAAAGGTGAGAATGGCAGCGCCGCAGAATAAGAGGCTAGAGAATTTCATGTCACACCTCCCCATCAAAGCTAGCCATGTCGCCATCCGCGTAGGCTAACGCTTCGGCGATATAACCTTGCGCCTCGCTGCCTTCCTCAGATAGCTCGTACGCCTCACGCAAGGCAATGGTGATGCAGGTCAGTCGTTCTTGCTCGTTCATGTTCGTTCTCCGGGTAGTTACTGGGCGGTGATCTGGCAGTAGTCGATGCAGTCGTAGCGACGGCCAACGGCCATATATAAAGACTTGTCGGACGCTTTAAAAATCGGACGGCCAGCCGCAGCGAATTGTGCGGCGGTTTTCGGGGTGATTTTGGTGTGGCGTAGCGCGGTGCTGACATAAATAGTCTTACCAGATGCTAGCGCATCCGTGATCCGTGCAAGAGTTTCAGCGGCGGGGTTTTTCATGGCGTGGTATCTCCGGTAAGAGGGGGGCGGGTGGTAGTCCCCGCCCATGTGGGCTAGTTAACTAACCCTAACTGCTTGGTGGCGACCGCTTTGGCTTCGTCAGCAGTCAAGTACAGCGAACCACGCCACACCATTTTATATCCCGAGTCCATCAGCGCAGGTTGCCAGCGGGTAGCGGTTCTGGCGAATTTGTTCGGTCGCATTGAGGTTTCGATAAGTACAATCTGTAATGTCGTCATGTCGTGTCCCCTGGTGTGTTGTCGATATGTGTAGATTAGCCGCGCGCGCGTAGGGTGTCAAGGATTCTTTTACACAGACGCCTTTCAAAGTGCAAAGCATTTTCGGGCAAGGTTGTGGGCAATGTGGGCAGTCTTGTGGGCAATGTTTTGCGGACGAATTGCCCACGCGCAAGTACCTTAAAACATAGGGCGCAACATGACTTGTGGGCATTGTGGGTCATCTCTTTATCTTTAAGTTAAGAAAAATAAACTACTGTATAAACATACAGTCTGTAGCTTGTGGGGCGCATTCTGTTGGGCGCGCTCCGATTTAATTTCGATGACCATTTGACCCACATGACCCACAACTTGCCCATGCCGTCCGATTGTGGGCAATGTGGGTCACCCAAAATAAAATGACCCACATGACCCACACCGTGTGTGTTCGCACGCGATCGACTCGCCGCACGGTGCTAGCCGCGCGCGCGCTTGCGTGGGCAATGGCCGGATGCCCACGCCACCCGCCACGCCGCGCAGCGCGCTACGCCCAGGCTAGATGCGAACGAGAATCACTTGCATTTGGTGGGGGTGGCCCGGCCCGCGCGGTCGCTGTACCTGTTATAGAGGGGTTGCACAAATTTTTTATTTTTTAATCACACGCAGTCAGTCCTGCGCATCGCTTGTCTTTTGCTTACACGCACGGTAGTGTTGCAACATGTTCAAATCGCTTCCGCACGCACCCCGGCAATTGAACGCCACTGAAGCGCGGCTACAGGCTATTTATGACGCGGCGGCGCTTGGGCTAAGAGGTGATAACCTTGCCTTGGCGGCAGGGCTGTTGCCGGCGGAGTACCGCAGGCTGCGTCAGATGGACCAGCTCGCCGAGATGGCGGAGGCTAAAGGACGTGCCGACGCTGAGGCTGAGGCTGCGGGGCAATTGCGCGAAGCGGCGCGAAATGGCGATAGCAAGGCAGCGCTCTCGCTCCTTCAGCATGTGCATGGCTGGGTGGCGAAGCAACAGGTGCAAATTGATGTCACCCAGCAGATCAGCGTCATTGCGGCGTTGCAAGAAGCGGAATCTCGCGTTATACAGGGTCGAATGGTGTCGGATACACCGGCTGCATTAGCCCGCGCGTCTACCACGCCCACCACGCACGCTACCCAAGCCCTAACGGCAGACTATGCAACTTCCGATATATAGCGCAGAGCAGGAGGAGATGCTGATGTCTCGGCTCTGGTCGCCTGCTCTGAGGGACGACCCCGAGGCGTTCGTGTTGTTCGCGTTCCCGTGGGGGCAGAAGAGCACTCCGTTGGAGCACTTTGACGGCCCGAGGCGGTGGCAGCGCAAGGTGCTGCGGGACATCGCCGCGCACATCGCCAAGAACAAGACGGCGACCAGTTATGAGGTCTTGCGCATGGCCACCGCCTCGGGGCGCGGTATTGGTAAGTCGGCCCTAGTCAGTTGGCTCATCTTGTGGATGCTGGCGACTCGCATAGGCTCGACGACCATCGTGTCGGCTAACAGCGAGGCGCAGCTACGTTCGGTCACTTGGGCCGAGGTGACTAAGTGGCTAGCGCTGCTGATGAACAGCCATTGGTTTGAGGTTAGCGCGACGCGCGTCATGCCGGCTAAGTGGCTGGCGGAGATCGTCGAGCGCGACCTGAAGAAAGGCACGCGGTACTGGTCGGTCGAGGGGCGGCTGTGGTCGGAGGAGAACCCCGACGCGTACGCGGGTGTGCATAACTACGATGGCGTAATGGTCATCTTCGATGAGGCGTCGGGCATACCGGACCCCATCTGGTCGGTGACGGCGGGGTTCTTTACGGAGAACACGCCCAATCGCTTCTGGCTTTCCTTCAGTAACCCGCGACGCAACGAGGGGTATTTTTATGAGTGTTTCAACGCAAAAAGGGAATTCTGGCAAACGCAAAGCATTGATGCGCGTCAAGTTGAAGACACCGACAAAGCGGTCTACGAGCAAATCATCGCTGAGTATGGAGCAGATAGTAGCCAGGCTAAAGTCGAGGTCTACGGAGAGTTCCCTTCCGACGGCGACGACCAGTTCATTAGTCCTCGCTTGGTGGACGAGGCTGTGGCGCGGGCTAGCTACAAGGACGCGACGGCTCCTCGGGTAATTGGCGTTGACCCCGCGCGCGGGGGCGCTGACTCGACTGTTATTGTCGTAAGGCAAGGGCGCGACATCGTGGCGATCAAGCGCTACCGGGGCGAGGACACTATGGTCACTGTCGGGCGCGTCATCGACGCGATCGAGGAGTACAACCCGGCGCTCACGGTCATTGACGAGGGCGGCCTTGGCTATGGCATACTTGACCGGTTGAAAGAGCAGCGGTATAAGGTTCGTGGGGTAAACTTTGGCTGGAAGGCTAAGAACCCTGTGATGTGGGGCAACAAACGCGCCGAGATGTGGGGCGATATGCGAGAATGGCTACGCACGGCGAGCATCCCGCATGATCGGCTACTCAAGTCGGACCTGTGCGGGCCGCACACCAAGCCTAACTCGTCGGGGACGATCTTCTTGGAAGGTAAGAAAGAGATGAAGGCTAGAGGTCAAGCGTCGCCGGATGCGGCAGACGCGCTCGCCGTCACCTTTGCCTACCCGCTTGCAAGCCGTGAGGCCCGCGACATACCAAGACGAATCGTCGCCCAGCAGGGTGGCAACGGCATGGCGAGCAGTTGGATGGGAGCTTAATGGCACGCAAGTCGGTCAGTCTGTCGGTCGGTCGTGGGGAGAAGCAGCCCGTGTCTAAGGGCGCGGGCTTGACGGCCAAGGGCCGAGCCAAGTACAACCGAGCCACCGGCAGCAACCTCAAGGCGCCAGCACCTAGCCCCAAGACTAAGGCGGACGAAGGGCGTAAAAAGTCGTTCTGTGCGCGCATGAAGGGCGTTGTTGCCCAGGCCAAGGGGCCAGCCGAACGAGCAAGAGCGTCACTAAAAAGGTGGAAATGTGGCTAAACCAGGCTTATACAGTAACATTAACGCTAAGCGGGCTCGCATTGCCGCCGGTAGTAATGAGAAGATGCGCAAACCGGGCGCCGCAGGCGCACCGACCGCTAAAGCGTTCCGTCAATCGGCTAAGACAGCCAAAAAGAGGAAATAATCATGCGATTTGGTCCTATGGGCGTGTCTAAACGCGCCACGATTGGCGAAATGTTGGCCCAACCCTCTGCTTCGGCTGCCCAGCAGCCCCGGATGCCGATGCCACCCCCGCGCGTGTCTGAGGACATCATCCGCACAACGACGAACTTTCGCCCCTCGCCCATGCCGATGCGCAGCCGGGGGAGAGCTCGCTAATGCCGCTCGTTAAGTCCGCAAGCAAAGGCGCGTTCCGCAAGAACATCAAAGCGGAGATGCAATCCGGCAAGCCGCCAAAACAGGCTGTGGCGATTGCGTATGCGGTTAAGCGTAAGGCACAAGGTAAGAAGCGCAAATAATGGCAAAAGACCCTACAGGGCTTAGAGGCGCCGCTCGCGTCGCCAACACGCCGACCAATCGGGGCAAAGCCGCCCGCGACCCAGCCGATGTACTGGCCACGGCGCGCTCGCGCCTTACTATGGCCCTCTCGGCGTACTCTGACAGCCGAGAAGACGAGCTGGATGACCTGCGTTTTATGGCAGGATCGCCGGACAATCAGTGGCAGTGGCCCCAAGACGTGTTGGCGACGCGCGGCTCGGTGCAAGGACAGACGGTCAACGCGCGTCCGTGCCTGACCATCAACAAGTTGCCGCAGCACGTGCGGCAAGTGACCAACGATCAGCGTCAGAATCGCCCTGCCGGTAAGGTTATTCCGGTCGATGACAAGGCCGACATTGAAGTAGCAGAGGTTTTTGACGGAATTGTCCGTCACATTGAGTACATTTCGGATGCGGATGTTGCCTACGACACCGCGTGCGACAACCAAGTAACTTATGGCGAAGGGTATTTCCGCATTTTGACGGAATACTGCGACGAAAACACGTTCGATCAAGACCTTCGCATAGGCCGCATCCGAAATAGCTT